ACAGACAATGTAATTAAGAGTCAACAAGCTATTAACCCATTTCTTACATCAAACATTATGACGGAAGAGCTAGCAAAACAAACATTGCATAAGTTAAAGGTATTGATTTATGGAGTGTTGACAAATCCAACTAAAAGACTACAAGTAGAGTTACAGTCACAAAGATATTATATAATGGATGCCTTATCACTAATACACCATAAGGACCTGGTCAGTAAAGTTGTTGGTAATTGTATCACAACAGATGAGTACTTTCTAAGAAGCCTTGCACATGACTTAATCAATACTGTATTAAGCTGTGGAAACATGAGTTTGTTTTTAAAAGTCACTTGGTGTTTGAATATATCCTACCTTTGTCACTTGATTACAAAAGAATCACCTGATAGATTAAATGACATGCGAGACTGCTTTGAGAAGTTCATGAAACCCAAAATTGAGTTCATGTCAAATCCCATTATTAATTCAAAAAATGTTGATGAATTAATAGACAAGTTTGAGGATGAGTCAGAAAGATTCTTTTTAAATGCACCCACTATTGAAGTAAAGCCATCAGTTTACAAGCCAGTCATGAGCGACTTCTTGCGGTGGGTTAAAATGAACAAGTTTAATGGACAAAATGGTGAACCACTTCTGTCTGATGAGAATGTTTTGTCGTCCTCGGTTGATGTATTGGATCTCACATCTAACAAAAGCACCTTTAAAAGGACAAAAAATGGTGAAATTGAGAGTGCACTTGATGTTTTATACAACCCAAAATTAATTATAAAACGCATAATTTGTGAGAAGTTACACAAAAACACAGTGAAATCCAGTTCCATCAAAGAAAGGAATAAAGGTATCACCACAGAGAAGTCTACAATAATTGTCAAGCTTGAAGAACTTAGCTCAACAATTGAAAGAATCATCGGGGATGAGGGGTTGCTAGATGAACTGGAGTATGGTGAATTTTTGTTGCAAATGCTGGATGTTGCTGATGAGATCAAAGAAGAAATCACAAACAAGGCTGGGGTCCCAGATGAGAAAGAACTAACTAATTATGAAATTGTTCTTGAAACTATTAGTTCTATTGTAGGTACTGAGTCCAAGAACCTTATCAAGTCAACATGCATGTCAACAAAACTATCAGACTTGACAAGTGACATTTTGTCAGAAGACTGCATGAAGGAGATCATTGAATCAGTCATAACCAGATTACCCTCATCTTTCCCAAGGGATGCTGAATTAGTGTCTTTAGATAATGTTTCAGCAGGTTTAGTAGTTGCTAGATTACAGGAAGGTGACATTTTCTCAAGTTTCAAATTTCTTCTTTTATGGGCGGGATTCAACAATTTTCAAGGGACATACACACACCATTCTGGTCCCCAAAGTTCCATTCTAAAATTATCAGACAAGTACAGAAAAAAGATGATGATTTCAAGTAGAGTCACAAATTCAGAGTCAATTCAAGAACGGTTGTTAAATGTTAGTTTTGGTGCACCAACACTGAGAAACATTCTGTTTTCGACATTAGATATGGATATAAAGAACTCTGAAATAGGGCCTAACAACAAATTGCTCCAATTTGGACTATCATTTAAGGAACAAGTCGGAGGGCCAAGAGAACTTTATGTTGGTGACTCAGACACAAAACTGATCACTAGAGTGCTTGAAGAATCGTCAAGGAATTTGGGCTCTTTGCTGGAGAATAGCTGTTTGTCTTCTGAGAAGAAGTTTGACAGTTTTATGAAAGAGATAAGTAGAGCCTTCTATAATGGTTATATCATACTAAGTATGGATCATTCAAAATGGGGGCCTTACAATAGTCCAATTCAGTACCATATGTTGTATGAGGCACTTGAAGAAATAAGAGGAGCTAATGGGAAAAAGTTGAATTTGGCCTTTGCAAAAACAATTCTCAAGTGGCACCTATTTAAGGCTGTTGAAGTACCTGTGACAATAATTGAAGACATTTATCAAACAATGACAGATATTAGTTTAAACAATCGTGAAAGGCGACCTGACAAGGAAAGAAGCTATGAAACCTATTTCATAAACCAGTTGAAAACAAAGAAAATAAAGACACATGACAATAAGGTGCCTTCTCAAATACACAGTTATTTTGACATGGGACAAGGGATATTACACTATACATCTGATCTTTATGGCTCATTGGCCTCAGAATATATTTGTAACAAAGTCAATGAACTCTTCAACATTAAATTAATCTCCATGAACACATCAGATGACATGGTAGTGATTGTAAAAAGAATGTTTAGAGCAAAACACATAAATAGCATTAGAGAAGAAATGATGTATCTAATGAATTATATATATGCACTGTCAAACTTCCTAAACAAACATGTTTCACCAAAGTATTGTTGTAGCCCTCTTGTAGGTGAATTCAAGTCACACTTTGAGGTTGAAGGTAAAGTTGTTCCTCTATTTATTAAGTTTTTCTCAGCTTGTATAGGAAACTTTAGATGTAAAAATCCTACAGAACTATTTAATACTTGTGACACAATTGTTGAACAAGGAGTTTGTAATGGTTTGTCATTGACAGTTGCAGACTGTCTCAAAAAGAGAATGGTCAATATGTTAGATTGGCTGGGTTATAGTTCTGACCCTCAAATGCACCCACACACCAGTCGACAACAAGATTGGTTGATGGGCTGCTTGAGTTATAGAAAACTGAGGTCATTAGAAACTTGGCTGTTGGAGAATGGTGTTGAGGAGTTGACTCTTGATGTTGTCAGGGGTAAGCTTTATGAGGTAATCCAAAGCCTTAGGATGAGAATGATTGCACCAATAGTAGCACTTGAGAAAATGAGAGATGTGGTAAGGACACATCTGGGTAAAATAGATATATGGTTTCCAACTCTGTGGGGTGGTTTCCGACTCATTGTAAGAAGCAAGTTAAATCTTGGTCAGACTCTTGTAGAAAGCTGTGAGAATCCATTAGTCAAAAAACTGATGAATCACTACTCACGATTCACTAAGCAAGGTCTGGGACTCTTAATCAGCGAAGGTTTGGAAAGATCAGCATTTCAGAGTTCAGTTGTGACAGGGTTTATAGGCTTGTCAATTAGTTTATCTGGGCCTTGTGTGAAGTCAGAAAATGGGAATTTCATTCCAATTCACCAATCAAAACAGATCACAAAAGAGGTTTGTGAAGTTTATACAACCTTACTAATGGACTCTGTTTGTTCTATTGGTGATTGGGTTTGTGGTGAGGACAGACAGTTGAACAAATTCCAACCACATGGTGTGTATGTTAGAACAAGTCTTATAAACACACCAACTTTCAACTATGGATTGGATGAATTAACTGCAACATTGGAGCTAACATCACCAGAGTTGTTTGACAAGTTTCTAGCCACACTTGTGCCAATTGACAAAAGGCTCAACCTGAGAACAAATTGGTCTGTAAGACCCGAAATGGAGCTGCTTGTTGAGTGTTCAAAGTTAGGGATGTCTGTTTTTGATGGTAAGTTTGATAGGAAGGAAGAATCTGTAATGCTGACTGAGTATTTTAAATTAGAACACCTAGTTACTAGATCATTACCACTTCAAAAAACTCACAAATCTGGTACTGCAGTACAAGAACTAAACAGAATTTGTGATGGGATGATATTATCTTCAATACTCAGACCACAAATGGTAGAGCCATCTTTAATTGGTGATGTGTT